AATGCCTATTCCTACCTGACGCGCGCAGCTAGCTTTACGTCCAATGCTTACGCCAGCGCTACCGAAGAGGAGGATGATGAATACCAAGTAATACAGGACGCGGCCGATTCCGGGGAAATAGACGGTACCACCGCAGAACTGATGTTCGCGGAACTGGACCGCAAGCTAGATCAGCAGGCAGTGCTAGCAGCGGACCGTGCCTACTGGCGAGACGAAATGTACCGGCACAGCATGGTAACGCGAGCGCTGGAGTCTGACATTAAGGCGATACCGTGGCGCAAGCAACGCACCGGATTCGACTGGCACAATAGCGAGACTTGGACCAAGTACCCTATTCCCGGTTCTACCGTGGCAAGGGTTGGGGACAATGAAAATCCCGAGGATATGGCCGACGGATTCCAGGAGTACATATGATAATGTTCATCATCCTATCCTTACTGGCGTTGCTAATTTACCTTGGAGTAAGGGAAGCACAGCCTCCGCGATACGAGCGGCCCGATTACCGGCCCGATAGTGACGACAAGGGAACAGGCTGATGCTGCGCTACATAGCACGAGCGCTAGTCGGCTCCGTTCTCGGCATGGCACTAATCGCGGCCGGTATTGTCGGCATAGCCGATCACCTTATGACGGGTAGATACCGGGGCGGGGCCGGTTCCCAGGATTCTGACGACTGATTAGTAGTTAGGGTGCGAGGAGCTTGATATTGACCCGGCCTTGTGCCGGGTCTTTTTTTCTGATAAGCTTCTGGGTGTGCCGTGCTGCGGTCGGCCCCATCCTCACCCGAGGAGAATAGTTGCAGCGAACCTAGTCCGGGCAATGACTAACCCTTGTCAACCCGGCCCGATGATGCAGGCACTAGCCTGTAGCGTAGGATCGGATTATCTAGTACGAGCGGCCCATGTTGTGCCGTGGCAGCGCGACGGGGAAACACCGACTAATCACCGGCCCCGAAATGCGGGCCTGCTAACCCGGCTCGCGGAGCGGGTTATCATCGGATAGAAGGGTAACTATGCCTGGAATACGGGCATAGACGCGGCCCTTGCTACTCGGTCTTTCCTATGCTAGTGTATCCGACGGAAACACTCAAAAGGATTAAAGCCTATGCCTACTGCCAAAATCCCTAGCGCCACCGCGCGCAAGCTTGCTGGTCGGCGTCGATGGATGCGCTACCCTATAGTACCCGGTGGCGCGCTCACCCATTACCCTAACCCGGAAGCACAGAATACTAAACCCCTGGATTTTGAGGATAGGGATAACGTGGATTGGTCCGGGTATTACCAGAATGAAGAAAAGGCTACAGACAATGAGTAGCGCTAATTAACGCCCATAAGCGGCAAGGCCGCGCCTTACTAGCTGCAATCGCGGCCGAATCTTCTGCTGGGTCTTTACGCATGGATTGCCCATTCTGCAATTCCCAGGAAAGTAGCCTTGTGCTGACCATGCGGCAAGAAGGCGCGTTTTACTGCTGCCATCGAGCTAGCTGCGGAGAGGTGGGAATGCTAGGTCCTCGGGGAGCCGGCGCTATGCGTGCGCGCGATCCTATGCCTATATCGCAGATATTCGCAGCAGAATACCGGCTCGCCCGGCCCGGCGATTACTGGCACAGCAGGCTAGAAGCAGCCACCGACGGCCTAGTATCCCCTGCACTAGCCGGGTTGCACGTTCTAGCGCATGACCCGGATACCTGCGTATGGAAGTGCCACAGCCTATCCGGGGAAATTCGCGGGTACCAGACTCGCAGGCAGGAGGCGGGAGGGGGTAAGCGGGTACGTACTTACAGAGAGTCTATGGAGCCTATGTATCACGTTGTTCCGCCCACCAGTATCCCGACGGTCTCCTATGCGGTAATCGTTGAAGATGCTCTTAGCGCCGCCTGCGTAGCAAGCCACCAGCACTACGGCATCGCTCTGCTAGGCACGTACCTATCGAAGGAACTTGCCGAAGAAATAGCAGCCTATGATTTCCAGGCAATTCAGGTAGCTCTTGATCCGGGGGCTGAGGAAGCCTCAAGTAAAGCCGCCGCGCGGCTGCGGGCCTATGTAGCGTGTCCGGTCTATCAAATCTTCTTACCAGAGGACCTGAAAGACTTGCCTGTACAAGAGCAGCGTTCTATGATAAACTGCCGGTACTAACTAACAGGTACCTATGACCCCCCTATCCCTTGTTGCGGCTGCGCTACAAAATCGCGCGGCCTTCGAATCTATCAAAGAATCCGGCGAAGCCGCGGTTCTGCCCGAAGAACTCATTTCCTCGTGGCACGCTATCGAGCGATTCTATGAAACTGATCCCGCAGCAAAGCGGGCTGATCCCGAGGTGGTGACTGCCTATGCAATTGAAGGACTATCCAATCCGAAGCACCAACAGGCAATTGCGGGCATTGTTCGCAGACTTGCGGAAGTTGAGGCATCCGGAGCAAATATCAGTGCAATGCTTAGGATGGTCGGTCGAACCCGGTGCGGAGACAGTCTGGCTCAGGCTTTGGCTTCCCGAAAAAGTCCTGACACAGTTAGAGCCCTTATCCAGGAATACGAGCGCCTTAGCGAGGACTCGCCCAACGAAACGGAGTCGGGAGAAATTGATTGGCGAGCGATCCTCGCGGAAAGACTCAACCCGGAAGGTCGCCTTAAAGTCGCCCCCAAAGCACTGAACGAATTCTTGGGAGGGGGCCTACTACCCGGTCACAACGTGACACTTTTTGCGCGGCCCGAGGCCGGAAAAACGGCGCTGGCCGTAACTATGGCTTGCGGGTTCGCCCGGAGAGGCCACAGGGTACTCTATGTAATCAATGAGGATCCGGTTAAGGACCTGATGGTGCGCGCCCTGTCGTGCGCCACAGGGAGGGGCAGGGACGCCATTCTAGCGGATACGGATGGGACTATCGCCCTCGGGTTGAAGCGCGGCCTAGGCAACCTGTCTATGCGGGAGCTATCGCCCGGTTCTATGGGAGAGGTGGAACAACTGGTCAAGTTGCACAAGCCAGCCGTGCTTATCGTAGACCAGATACGCAACATGCGTATTGCTAAGCAAGACAACTATACGCAAGGCCTAGACCATATCGCGCAAGGACTGCGCGCACTAGGGAAGAAGCACGGACTAGTCACTATCGGCACAACGCAGGCCGGGGATTCTGCCAGCAACCGACCTGTCCTGGAAATGGGGGATATAGACTCTTCCAATACGGGAATTCCGGGAGCCGCTGATGTATTGATTGGCATGGGTATCACTGATACACTGCGCAACGCCGGTCAGAGAGTCTTGTCCATCAGTAAAAACAAGGTCTCAGGCCGCCACGGATATTTTACCGTTCGTATTGACGAACAAACATCGAGGATTGCCAGCCATGAGTAACGTACCATTGTCTTATACTGCCGTCCTGCGAGCGATATTCGCGGACGACGAAGCCGCGGGCCTTGCCAACATCGTTGAGCAGCACAAAAATTGGGGAGCGTTCCCTGCGCGCTTGCCCAGCCATATCGTAGTATTGCTGATTGACGAGATTAAGAGCCTCAAGGAAGCCGCATTAGGGGACCTCCCTGAGCCCGAGGATTTCCAGGAATGAAGCGCCTATTCGACAACCCGACAAAGGCCGTCTATGTAATTGTGGCTTTTGTCGTGCTACTTCTCCTGCTATTCTCCATCACAAGCCGCGGGTCCGAGCTATCCGTGGAGGGCGGCTCTGCCGTCGGCAGGGGAGAGACCCCTACGATTGGTCTGGATATACGCTGGCCTACTGCTGGCCCGGCTCGCACAGACTATGAGCTAGGGTTCAATCTCATTGGGGAGTCTGTCTATAAGGACAAACCCGTATCCAATCAGATTGCTTGGCACGGGATGCTCTGGGATGGGTACAAGAATTTCGAAATGGGCATAGGGGCTGCGTACTTTAACGTACCGTCACCCTATACGTGCGATTTGAACTTTGCCCTAGGAGCCCGCTACCGCTTAGGTCGCGTAGCCGTAACGTGGCGCCACTTTTCCTCGGCTGGTTCCTGCCACCCCAATATCGGCAGGGATCTGCTCACCGCAGCTTGGAGCTTCTAGAGTGAGTAAAGTAAAGCGGTACGGCAAGCGAGTTGGGTTTAAGTGGACCTACACGGATATGGTCCTTGCCTCCGACTACGACTTGCTCTCTGACCAGAATTCGTCCCTACTCGCTACTAACTACGACCTACGCAAAGAGCGTGACCGCATGACGGACGAGATAGCCGCTCTACGGGCCGTAATCAGGAAGGCTGCGCTCAACCGGGAGGCCGCGATGGACTGGATCGTGCTGGCAACGGACGAACCGTACTGCACCTGCCCCGACGATTACATGCCCGGTGACCACCACCCCGACTGCATTTCGCAGAAGGGCGACAGCACCACGGAGCAGCCATGAGCATAAACGCTGAGTGGGTACGCGACGAGATACAGGCATTACAGGCCGACAACGCCGCTCTGAGGAAGAGACTGGGCGAGGCTGGTTCCAGCAACTCATGGAAGCTCTCCCGCAACGCATGGAAGCGCGAAGCCGAATTTCTTGAGGCCGAGAACGAACGGCTGCGGGAGAGGCTGCGGGAGGCGGAGCGAATCGTGCGCGAGTTCTTGCTATCGGACGATGGCAGTGATGATCCGTTCCAAAATGACTGTCGTGCATTCGTGTGGGCCGCAGCCCTCGCACCCGCGAAGGACCCAGACGAAATAGTGAACGCGCAGCACGACGAGACGGGGCGACTGTGGCAGGGAAAACGTAGCCAGATACCGCCGCGATTCTATGAGTGCATCGCACCCGCGAAGGATCAGCCATGACGCACATTCGCATCTTTCCACGGCCAATGATGTTCCCTAATTTCCTGCTCTATCCAATACATGCGGAGTCAGATCAGTCAATTAGTGTCGGCGCGTTATCCCAAGCGGACGCTGCGGCACTGTGGGACGAGTGGAAGCCGCTGTGGTTGGAACACGTCGCCAAGAAGCGCCGCTACCTCAAGGATCAGCCATGACTGACCGCTGCCAATACTGCAAGACCCCACTCGGCTCGTACGGCGCGACGCCGTGTTGTGCGTGGGCCGAGATCGACTCGCTCAAGGCGCGGCTGGCCGAAATGGACACGCGCTGCATGGACTTCATGCAGCTGAACGAGCAGCAGGCCATACGGTTTGCGGCGTGTGAGGCTAACTACGAACAGTTGCAGGCGCGGTGCTTCGATAGGGGCGGGTCGCAGTCGGTATTTGACCGATGCGCGGAACTTGAACGAGACAACGTCGCGCTCGCGGAGTTCGCGCTCCGGCTTTTACGATGAAGAAATCCGCGCTAAAGACCGCCGCCATCGTTACTATTTTTGACGCGCCGAATATGACGCTGGCCTGCCGTAAGCGTATAGCAAAGTGGCTGCGCTCTCGGGCTGACCACCTAGAGAAGCCCGTGTACGACCTGTATTCCGTCAGCGTGCTGCCGCGAAGGACAAGCCATGAGTGACCTAGTGGAAAGGCTGCGACAGATGACGGGGCGGCATGACATTGAAGCCGCCGACGAGATCGAGCGGCTACGCAGGGAGGTTGTGAGCCGCAACCGGCGCGCGCTGGATCTAACCGCCGACAACGCCGCGCTGCGGGAGTTGCTGCGGGAATGGCGGCGAGTCTACGGCATAAGGTCGAACATCTATTATGCGACCGACGCCGCCCTCAAGGGAGAGAAGTATGAGTGACCCCCCTAAACCCCCTTCTTACTGGTTCCGGGAGGATCCAGAAGAAATGGCTAAGCACCGCAAAGAGATTGCATTTCGAGAGCAAGCGCACAAAGCGTACGAGTTACAACGTCAACAACAGGAGAAGGGTAAATGCGTAAATTCATCGCCGGCTTAGTGCTGGCACTGTTCGCGGTACCGGCTATGGCTACCATCACGTTAACATGGGTTGCGCCCACGCAGCGAGAGGATGGAACGGCCCTGCTGGCTACCGAGATTGCCAGCTATCAGGTGTCGTACACACTTGGCGGCGTGGCACAGACCGGGTTCAATGTTCCTGGAAACGTGGTAACCTATGCCTTTGCGGATACGGTCAAAGGTAAGTACTGCTTCACCATGCATACGGTAGACACTGACGGTCTAGTTAGCGCCCCCAGCGCGACGGTATGCAAGAACGCTAACCCGAAGGCGCCCGGTAGCCCGAACGCCAAGTAAGGTAACCCACAAGAGGGGCCCGCAGGGTAGGCTTGCGGGCCCTTTTCTTTTGGTATAGACTACGCACCTATGCTGCCATTCTACCTGCAAGACATGAACCCCGGTGCGTACTTCACCGAGCGGTTCTTCGTCCTCGATCTGGAGACTACCAATCTAGACAAGGGCGACTCCCGAACTTCCGCCAACCACGTTGTTATGGCTTCCGTCATGGAGCAGGGGCGCTACACGCCACGGCTGATTGACCCGCGGCTACTGCGCAAAGACATACCCAAGAGGGGAATCCTAGTCGCGCATAATGCCAAGTTCGAACTCGGCTGGATGATTCGGGCGGGGCTGGACGTCACAGACTTGCTGGTCTGGGACACAATGATAGCGGAGTACGTTCTAGCGGGTAACAGGACCGTCCCGCTAGACCTGGATTCTGTGGCCCGATCTTGGGGCATGGAGGGCAAGGAACGGGTAATCGACGCACTTATGAAAGGGGGCGTCTGCCCGTCCGAAATGCCGGAGCATTTACTAGCGCGCCGAGCTAATCAAGACGTCCTGACTACCCGCGACTTATTCCTGAAACAACGGGCACTGCTCCAAGAGACGGGCCTGCTACCGGTCATGTTCACCCGTTGCGCCCTTACTCCGGTACTAGCTTACATCGAGCGGGAAGGTATGCACCTAGACGCTAGGAGGGTTTCCAAAGAAATCCACAAGCAACGCACGATTAAGGCGCAGGCCGAGGCCGCGCTGGCTATCATGTCGGGTGGCATCAACATGAACTCGGGACCGCAGGTAGCCAAGTTCCTCTATGAGACCTTGGAATTCGCGGAACCGGTGGACCGGCGCGGAAACGTTCAGCGTACACCGGCCGGTAAAGCCAAGACTGACAAGAATACGCTCGCCTCGCTTAAGGCTACGACCGAACTACAGCGTTCGTTTGTACGTTTACGGGGAGAGTACGGCAAGGCAGAGGCGGCCCTCAGTAAGGCTCTGGAGTTCTTCTACGGGGTCTGCGAGCAGTATGGCGGCCGGTTCATGGGCAACTTCAACCAGACCCGCACAAAGACGCACAGGACGTCTAGCAGTGGCCGCCGACTGCTGTTTGCTGACGGAAAGACCCGCGGCGTGCAGTTCCAGAACCTAGCCCGCGAATACAAGCCGCTATTCTGCCCGGCAGAAAAGGGCCGGGTAATCGTAGAAGCCGACGGCGCAGGGCTGGAGTTCGTTATTGCGTGCGATCTAGCCGAGGACCCGGTAGCTAAAGCCGACCTTATGGATCCGACGCACGACGTTCACTCGTTCACAGCCTCGGTCATCAAGAACAAGGCCGCAGAGGACGTAACCAAAGCCGAGCGAACGGACGCCAAAAAGCATACGTTCAAGCCCTTGTTCAGTACGGGCAAGTCCGGCACGCCGTCCGAAGTCCGGTACTATCAAGCGTTCAAAGAGCGCTACCGAGCTATCACAGAGACCCAAGAAGCCTGGATTAGCGAGGTCATGCGGACCGGCCAGCTACGCCTCCCGTCAGGCCTGATTGTGTATTGGGATTTGACAATGAGCCGCACCGGCTATATCGAGGGTGGAAATCAGGTGCGGAACCTGCCTATACAATCATTCGCCACGGCAGATATTATCCCCATATCACTCGTGTATACCTTCTGGCGCGCCCGACACTCGGTTGACGCCAAGCTAGTCAATACGGTACATGACTCGGTAGTAGCTGATGTAGCTGCTAAAGATGTTGACAAGTACAAGGAACTCGTAGTAAGCTGTTTCCTCGATGACACGTATGCGTATCTGGATCGCGTGTATGGTCACAAAATGTTCGTTCCCTTGGGAGTAGGCCTAACAGTGGGCTCTCATTGGGGAGAGGGTGAAGAATCCAAGTTCACTAGGGAGCCCGCATATGGCTAAAGTCACAGGTCAGGTTTTCAAGGTCTACGAAAAACAGTGGGCCGGTAAGATCCTCTTTACAGCCAAGCTGGAAGGGGACCCCATCTACTACCGCATGAACGAAAACCGGGGTGCCGGAATCGTGGAATCCGGTAATTACGTCGAGTTCGACGCCGAGCCCAACGCCGACGGCAAGAGCGCTACGGTCAAGTCAAAGCCGACCCTGCTCCCTCGTCCGGCGGCGGCCCCGCCCTTGGCGGCGGCCACCGGTGCGGCCAACGTCTACGCTGGGGGTGGTGGTGGGGCTCGTGAGACCTCCATCCACTACCAGAGCGCCCGTAAGGATGCCCTGCAGTTCGTCGCTCTGGCGGTATCCAATGGAGCCATCGCGCTTCCGGCCAAGGTAGCGGCCAAATTGAAGGCTCTGGATGCTCTCGTGGACTTCTACACGGCCCTCTATTTCGAGGATATCGGCACTGGTGGAGCAGTTACACGCGCAACACAGGCTGCCTATGCCGAGGACGAGCAACCGGCCAAAAAGAAGGCCAAAGCGGCGGCTGTAGAGGCGGATAGCGAGGCTGACGACGAAGAGGATGACGAATAGAATCATCGCCAAGGAAGAGAGACAATGCGCATTCTATTTGACGCGGACAGCCTAGTCTACGGGTGCGGGTTCGCCGCGCAAAAGACCTTGTATGACTGGACCGCCACAAATGGGCGCGCGATCGAAGAGGGGATAGCTCCGGGGGCAGAGGCACTTGCGGAGGTCAGGGCTCTGCTGCCCGAGGGCTGGACGCTGGAGGCTTTCCCGGTAGTCGAGGCTGAGCCACGGGAGAACGCTCTCGCGCTAGCTAAGCGTCAACTCTACCGAGTGGAGGAGGACCTGGAAAAGGCCGGGTTGAAATTTGAGCGTCTGGCGCTCTATTTGACAGGTAAGGGGAATTGGCGTGATGAAGTCGCTAAGGTTAGGCCGTATAAGGGAAACCGTATCGGCATGGAAAAGCCGATCCACTACCCGGCGCTTCGCCGCTACCTGCGGACCCGTTGGGGGGCGACCGTTATCCACGGTCGCGAGGCTGACGACCAAGTTGCCATTGAGTCCTACGCACTCGGCCACGACCCTGCCAAAGTAATCATCGTGTCGCAGGATAAGGATTTACGTACGGTTCCGGGGCTGCTTTACAACTACCGCAAACGGGAGTTTGAGCTAATCACGGAACGGGCGGCCAGCTTCAACTTCTACACACAGTTGCTTGTAGGGGACTTGACGGACAACATCGTAGGGTGCTATAAAGTGGGCGCGGCTGGCGCAGCTAAGCTGCTCTCTACGGAAATGACGGACCGGCAGATGTACGAGGTGGTGCTAGAGCAGTACCGCCTTTCCCAAGCTAAGAAGGGCTGCGAATACGCATATTTGCCGGCTGAGGACGTAATCCTGGAATTTGGTAAGCTGCTCCATATGGAGCGGTACGAGGGGGATAGATGGCAAGTGCCCGCGTAAAAAGGGAAATAGCTGCGGCGCGCCGCCGGGGGCGGTTGGCGCGTAAGGTCTATGTCAACCGGCTGGACAAAGGCAAGTGCCAAGTGTGGACCGGGTACGTTAAGCCTTGCGATTCTGGACAGGGGTGGTATGAATACGGCATTGTATCTCGCAAATTGGCACACCGAGTATTCTGGGAACTTGCTAACGGCCCTATCCCCGTTGGCCGCAGGCTCTACAACGTGTGCGGGAATACCCGCTGTGTCAAACCCGCACACTGGAAGCTACGGGTACCCCTCAATGCGTCTTAACAACGTACATAGGGATATTCTCATAGATGCCGTGTGCGGCCGGGAAGTGCCCCAGCCGTACGCCGAATTGTGGGTCCGTGCCGGACTCTGTTTCGAAATTGACGGCAAGGACCCCTTACATAGGCTTGCCTACTTTATCCGCTCCGCTCTCGCCAAGCTCACGCACGACGAGCTTGCGCAACTCTACTGTGAAACTCACCAGAGGCAAGACTAATATGTACAGGTTCAATCCGCTAGGTATTACTCTTCTGCTGTTTCTAGCTCTCGGGTCCGGCCTTATCTGGGGATTACGCGGAGCCGCGTGGGCCGTGTTCTTCTACTCCGGAGCTACTCTAGCTTCCGCATGGATCAAGACTCCGCGTGGCTAAGAAGCGCACGCTCAAGTCCCAGCCGCCCGCCAAGTGGCGGTCTGGGTACGAGCGCCGGCTACGGGAGGACCTGGATTCCAAGGAAGTCCTCTACACCTACGAAGAGGCCACGTACCGCATCAAGCTGGACATAGTGGGATGCTACTGCGCTCGCTGCGGGGAAAGGGACATAGTGCGGGTGGCTAACTACACGCCTGACTTCTACTTTCCGGAGAAGGATCTTACGGTAGAGGCTAAGGGTAAGTTCGACGCCAAGGCGCGTAAGGTGGCCTTGGCCTTCACTTCGCAGTATCCGCAGAAGGACTATGCCCTGCTGTTCCAGCGTAACAACTGGATCAGCGGAAAGAAGGCCAGCCGATACGGCGATTGGTGTGACAAGCACGGCATCCGCTGGGCTGTCGGCAACAAGATTCCTACGGAGTGGCGGACCCCATGAAGGAAGGACCGGAGACCCGCAGCTACGACAGAGACCCTATCCTGAGCGAATACTTCGCCGGTTACCGTGTCGTATTTTACTCCCACGACAAAGAAATGTACGTGCGACTGTACCGCCCCGGCGATAAGGCACGGGCGGAAGCCGACGGAGACGAGTGGGTGAAAGATGGTCAGATGCCGTGAGAGTCCTAGTAGGCTGCGAAGTATCGGGCGTCGTCCGTTGGTTGAAAGGCTTGCCCAAGCTGATCCCTACGAACGTGGTAACTACCCGCTCGCAGGAGGTATGGCTTATGCCGCCGTCGCCGGAGCGATCGAGACTGCGCTCTGTTACATATCCAGGAATAGCCCGCGCGATGGCTGCGCAATGGGGGACGAGTGAGCCTAAACTATCCGGATCGAGAGACATGGCTGGCCGTCCGAGCCACCCCGCGGAAGAGAGCAGACAAGATGTTCTTTGTCAGCACCGACCTTCGCAAGGTGGCCGATGGCCCGGACGCGGGGCAAGTCATCATGTTCGGTAAGGGCAGGTCCTACTTTCCCCTAAAGGATAAGCCTGTTCGACCGGGACGGGCACGCCGAGAGCGCTTAAGAGCGGAGCGGGAGGTAGGGTGATTCCCTACTATCCAAGACCGGATGTATCCCCAGAGGAACGGGATGAATGGCACCGGCAGCAGATGCTAATCCTAGCACAAGAGAGGCGGCTGAGGGCAGAACTGTGGCGCGAGCAGAAAAAACTTGAAATGCTACGAGACAGGCCTTACCGATGGGAGAAAAAAGTGAAGTTCATTCTGGAAAAAAGACGTCTGCGTCGGTGGCGCCCCGTCGAGCAGGCTGGGTGGATCCTAGGTTGGAGCTTGGGCTCGCTAGTGGCGTTCGTGGCTTTCGTCATGACGGTCAAGGCCGCCCTGTACGTGGTGCTGGGATGAGCATCCTTCCTGGAATTGTGGGCATCACCGGAGTAGCCGGTAGCGGTAAGGATACCCTTGCTAACTACCTAGTCAGGGTAGCGGGCTACAAGCGCTATGCGCTGGCCGACCCTATCAAGGAAGAACTCAATCGGATGTTCCGCTGGAGCCCGGCACAGTGGGAAGATCGGGTCTGGAAAGAGACCTATCTAGAGGCTGGGCGCACTCCGCGGGAGTGGGCTCAGTGGCTTGGAACCCGTATTAGAGTGGTGGATCCCGACTGGTGGATAGACGAGTTACTTGAGCGGTCCTACGATGACGGCAACCTAAACCGCACGGTAATCTCTGACGTCAGGTACAACAACGAGGCAAAGATCATTGGTAACCTTGGTGGGGTAGTGTTACAGGTAACACGCCACGAGGCAGGGCCGGTAACTGCGCACGAATCTGAGAATGGTGTAGCTACAAATCTTATCCACGAAGTCCTGGATAATAACGGCTCTCCCGGTAGCACGGGAGACACGGCCTTGCGCCGGCTAGCGGCGTGGGGGGAAGCCTTCCGGCTGCTTCCTAATGGACCCTAGTCCTCACGCACTCGCGATAGCTGCGGGAGTCAGCTTCTTCTACGTAGGGCTGCGCTCGTTCCAGCAGTTGAACGTCACGCAATACCACTACAAATCTGTGTTCGCTACCTCGCAGATGATGGCAGCTGCGGATATTTTCCTCATTGCCAAATGGGCACAGTGGGGCCTTACTTGGACAACTTGGCTGCTCTACGGGACAGCCTCGGGACTAGGGTGCCTAGTTGCCATGTACCTAAAGCGGAGATTCTACAAGTGAACCTGTCCAAAGACCAGCTTCTCCTGATTTACGAGGCTCTTGCGGGAGCCTATGTAGAACTAGCTGCTATCGAGGAGGTTAGTGAGGACTATGTAACGGCCGGGCACTTGATGGAGCAGATGGAGGAAGCTATCGCTACCTTGGAGGGCTGGATAGATGCTACCCCGTGATATTGTGACTGTCCCGGGTGCGTACTTCGCCGCGCAGAACGAGCGTTCCCCTCTGGAAGAGGCTAAGCAGGACGCTAAGGAATGGATGACTCGATACCGCATCGAGAATGAGCTTGCTGAGAAACTGCGCGAAGAGATAAAGGGCCTGCTACGAGAGCGGGACGTTAACAGCACGCAACTTAGAACCAATGACCGAGAGCGCGACCGCGCGCAGAGACTCAGCCGTACTTTGGCCCGCGTCCTAATGGAAGTGCTGGACATAGGAGACTCGGATGACCGCTAGTGTTACAGCACTCCCTCCCCCCTTCCGACTGACGGCAGAAATGATCGTCCGGTACTATCTGGCCAACATAGACCGGCTGGAGCATGTAGTGGTCATGGCTACGTTTAAGGATACCCCGCGGCCTATGGTGTCCATGACAGAGGTAGACCCCACTATGACGGCGTGGCTCGGGGCCACGTTGCTAAGGATGGCTACGGAACCCCCCACGAAAAAGGCCCCTGCGGAGGGGCCTTCTGAACCGATCAAAGCATGAACGGGTTACGTGTCGGACTGACTTCTGCGCCAGTAGCGGATGCCGTAGGTGGCAAAGAAGATGCTGAGCAGCAAGCCCTGATACCAGAGCGGAGTCTGTGCGAGAGCCTGGAATCCTTCCGTAACGATGACGGGTCCGTCTATGAATGGTACTTTGACGAAGGCGAGGACCGCAGGCACGGAAACTACAAGCAGCGTGTACTCATCTTTCCAAGAGCTTTCCGCTTGCTTCGCAAACTCCATCTCCCAATTCATGTCGGCCGTGAGGCCCTGAGAAATAAGCTGTACCTTGCGCGCTTGAATGGCCTCTTCCAACTCAAGCTTTCGTGTACGCTCTTTGCTCTTGATTTCCTGACGGGCCTTAAGATAGTCCGTAACTCCTGTTACGATACCGCCCGCCGCATCACCAAATATTTTCGCTAAGAAACTCATAGGACCTCCACTAAAAAATGTCTACCCGTCGTCATATGATTATACCGGATACGCAATGCGGTCCGGGCCATTCCTACAAGCACCTGTTATGGGCACGTAAGGCTATCGAACACTACCGTCCCGATGTTATCGTTCACTTGGGCGATCATTGGGACATGGCTTCCCTATCATCCTATGACGGCAAGGGCAGCAAGAGCATGGAGGGGCGTCGGTATCAGGCTGATATAGACGCTGGAAACGAGGGCTGGGATATGCTGTTCAGCGGGATCAAGAAGATCCGCAAGTACAGTCCCCACCTAGTCTATATGCACGGCAACCACGAGAACCGCATCGAGCGGGCTGTGGAGCAGGACGCTAAGCTTGACGGCGTTCTCAGCCTCAAGCACCTTAACACGGGTGACTTTGAAGTTCACCCCTTCCTCAAGAGGGTCTGGCTCGATGGCATTGTATATTCCCACTACTTTCAACAGCAGAATTCGTCTTACGCTATCGGAGGCTCAGTCGATAATCGACTCAATCGCATCGGTGATAGCTTCGTGCAAGGACACCAGCAAGGATTCCTCTATGGAAATAGGGTTTACCCTACTGGCAGGACCAGACACGGTCTCGTCTGTGGCTCATTTTACCTGCACGACGAGGGCTACAAAGGGCGGCAGGGGAACGATCACTGGAGAGGAATTGTGGTTCTGAACGAAGTCAACCGAGGAGACTACGGCGTCATGCCCCTAAGCATAGACTACTTGAAGAGGGCGTTTGGCTGACGTAGAGTAATCTCTGCTTTCTTTGGGTGGGGTCTTTGGGCGGCTTCGGCCGCCCTTTTTTTAACCATCTTCCGCAGCTTGGGAATAGTGTTAGCTAGGGACGTATCTAGGTAGTCCACCTTATAGCGCACGCACAGGGCTCGAAAGCCCTCGTAAGGGACTAGGCCAGCTACGGCTAGGCAGTCCCCGTAGACACCTACCCACTCCGGCCCGTGCCCGTGGAGCCTGTCCTCTGCGTCCCAGCACGCCATTACATGGTGGGCGAACTCGTGCACTAAGGTGAGAGGGGATCTAGACCCCGCGTAGTGCGTGCTAAGAGTAATCCTGGATTCACGGGTCTCTGGCCACCAGTCATACTTGCCCGCACAGGTCTTGTCGTCTTGGAAGTACAGCGGAGTAGGCACTACGCCAAAGGCCTTGGTCAACTGCTTGAGTAGCACCCTATGATTGGTGCGGGTATACGTGGCAAGAGATAGCCCGGACAGTCCGCGCTTCTCCAGCTTATACAACTCTTCCCGCTGAGGGTCGCTCTTGGGACTTACGCCGGCCATGACCCGGACTCCATCATGACGGACAGGCGCTTGGCGCGAGTTCCGACCTGTGTAGCCCAGCGACTCAGCAGCATATTCTTGGCTGCTCCAGCGTAATCTCTCCCCTGTACCATCTTAAGCGTGTTCTTGAACCCTAGCAGACCGTTGACTCCTAGGTTAAAGGCCATGTCCAGCAGAACGTACTGACGAACCTCGTCAAGGTCCCGTACCCACGGCAGCGTCTTGACTAGTTCCTCGTACTTCTCGGTCATATCGTACTGCAATAGAGCATCTATGATCGCCTCGGGGAGGGTGCCCCCCTTGCTTGGATCAATCAGGTGCCCGACGCCCACGGTCCAGTAGCCTAGGCTATCCTTATAGATCGTGTTTCGCCTGCCCTCGTGCAGAGAGAGCAGACGGGTAGCGCGTTCTCGATTCATTTCCTGTAGCCTTCGATAGGCGTATTATCCGCGGGTTGCTGAGACCTAGCCGATAGTACGGCCGACGCCTTTAGATACTGCTCTGATCCCGGCTTAGTCGTAGCTACCTTCTGTAGCGCAGCACGACCTTCCTTCGTGAAGAAGTACCACTCCAGCTTGCCCGTAGCCAGAATGTCGTACAGGTTACTCATGAGGAACGCCGGAGCTTGCGAAACTAGCGCCATGCCGACTCGCTTATTCTCGACTCCCTTAGCCGCAAGACTGGCCCTATTCTCCAGTAGACGAATGTACGCTATAGAGGATTTGACATGCTGCCGCTCTGCATCCGAGAATAGAAGCTCTCCCTGAACACGCTCTCCGTTAGCTAGTTCGTTAATGAAAGCCTTGGCGTCTATGGGTGCAAGAGAACCCGCCTTGGACTGGTCCATCATGCGCTGCCCTGCGTCGTTGATCTTCCAGCGCTTAAGTTGCTCCAAGGTCTCCGGAGAGTGTCTCCGGAGTACGCGCACCAGCTTCGCCTGTTCACCCGGCTCGGCGTTAGCCAGCACACGGATCTGTCCGGCCGCGTCCTTGGCGTCCTTACCGAACGCTTGCGAAACCAGAGCCCAATCCATCTGGCGCATTTCACCACGGAAGGCCTTGTAGTCGTCGCGCGCCTGCTTGAAGTATCCCCAAGCTTCCTGGAATTTCTCTCCGGGAGCGGAGCCCTCCGGGAAGATGCGGGCAAAGTCCTCTTGGCTCCGGGCAGTAGCCAGAGCATCGTCCATAGCACCTACATCCCGTTCTATGGCATCCACAAGCTTCTTGCCTAGTCGCATAGCACTAGCAGTAGAATCTGATACCGACTTGCCCCGTTGCAGGTCCGCGATGCCCGCCCGCAGGCGAGTAGCGCCTTGGTGCAGATTGATTAGATCATCCATGCCCAACTTGCCGCCGCCGCTGTCGATCGCCCACGCGGCCTCCGAGACTTGCTGGCCGTACTTCTTGAGAGCCGGGTCGATCAGGTCATCGTACCACTTGGACCCCATAGGTACGTTCTCTAGGATGGTACTGGCCGTTTCCGGCACGGCGATACCTACGTTGTAGGCCGTATCCTGTCTTGCCGTGGCCTTGGCCATGTCTACCGTAGCCCCGTAGGCCTTACTGGCTGCCGACTGAGCCGCTGTTCTCCAGGAATTCAGGGATGCCTGAACTCTCTCTCCAATTTCCGTGGCGGTAGCCGTGGGCTTCTTAAAGAAGTCCAGTAGTACTTGGCGTGCCTTGGAGACAGCTGTGTTAGTCTGCTCTCTTGCTACAGAGCCAGATACACGGCCCTCCTGCATTTCTAACTCATACGAGCCGCCCCGCTGGCCGCCCGAAAGCTCGTCCATTAAGGGAGCCACCTCTTTAGACTTGAGGACTTCCTCGACTACCTTAGTGGTCTCTGGGGTCGGGGGCTTCTTGAAGATGCGCAGGAAGAAGTTCTTTCCAGCCGGGAGAGCCGTGCTTATGGCTCCGATCGGGATACCGATGCCCACACCCCACATCATCTGCGAGTACTTATCCCAGGAATCTGCGGCTGTAGGATCGTACTGAGCCGCGGCTACGGCGCCGCCGGCCGCCGCCATCTTGGCGGTGTCCCTAAAGAATTTAGCCCCGCTTTCCGCCTTCCCGATCTTGGGTATAGGTAGGGCAAACGAGGTCGCGATACCCATCGCTTCCTTAGTAGCCTCTATGTCCGCCGGAGTAGCTTTACCCAGCAGGACGGGGTGATCCCCTGTGATAACCTTCTCTATGGCAGCAGTGGACTTAGTGGCCCGCTCTACAAGAGGGAGTCCAGTAAGACTCTCTATAGGAGCAACCCCGGCCTGAACTAGGCCGGTAAAGGCTCTGGTGGCACCGGTCGCGAGTACGCGTGGGTTCAGCACTCCGGTAGGGACCGGGCCAGCGCCCGGCGCCTGCGGGTTTACGGGCTGCCCAGAGGCATCTTTGGGCCACGTAGCCGGATCATTGGAAGAGGGGCCCTGACCGTGACTGGCTTGATACTCCTGGTATTCCTGATAATCAAGATAGTCTTGATAATCCTTCTCGTCGCCAGTAGCCATTACGGCCTCCAGTTGGGGTTAGCGGCCTTCCACTGCTTGAACTCTTCCTTGGAAAGGCCCGGCGGGGGACCGCCCGACGGAGCCGCGGCAGCAGCAAGTTCTGCCTTAGCCAGACTCTTTGCTGTAAGCTGGCTATATCGCTGAGTGGTACCCATCCAGATTTTACGGGTATTGGGCCCGACCGTAACGCCGCTATCTATCTTGCTAGAAATCTCGTTGGTAGTCTTGCGGGCTAGGCCGGTAAAGGCCTGATCCAGCAGTTCTATACGCGAGGTTGGGCTACCCTCGCCCGACACTACCCTCATGGCCTGCTCCAAATCCTGGTTTGATAGACGGCCACCCGGATCGTTACTGCGAGCGAACGCATAGGCAAGGCTCACCACGAGAGCCCGCTGCTTCTCATTAGCTACGTTGTTTCTGAGCCACACACTGCTCTGGCTGCCCTCAATGGTCTTGCCGGCGTCCCATCCACTGGAATTGACGGTAGCCCTAGCGGCAGATCCGTATTTCATTATCTGGGTAACCAAATTGCCGGTCAGGGTAGCAGCCTGCGGGTTGGCGACTATCTGTTCGCGGAGGTCGGCCATTAGATTAGCCGATTCTGCAGCAGAGGTTACGTTCTCGTTCAGCTTTTCGCTACCTTTGCGGATGGCGTTTGCCATAGCATTACCGCCCGGAGTGGGGGGATGATCCAGCTTCCACTGTAGTAACTCAGCTTGCAGACGGTTAAGCTCGTTCTGGGCTTGCGCTCTGGACATAGCCGTATCCGCTCGCTGGGCGGCCACTTCTAGGGCGTTCGACTTGGCCTGATAGTCGGCCTCAATCCTCAGGGTCGCAATCTGCTGGTCGATGGCCTTGGCATCCGGCTTAGATTCCAGGTTAGTGGCCTCAGCCCGGAGCTTGGCGCGTTCCGCCGCCTGAGTACGCAGAGCGTTGAGGGGCTGAGTCAGAGCAATAGCCTGCTCCCAATTCCCGGCTCCAGAGAACTGCTTGATGGCATCCTCCAGCACGGCCGCCTGAGCGTCGTCCGGGGTCATGGAGCCGTCCTTGATGTACTCCGAGTACTTGCTCTGGGCATCCGTCATCACCTGATTGGTGTGCTGGGCCTTGCGATCCTCGTCCGTGAGCATCCCGGCTGAGGTCATAGCATTGTTGAAGCGTGCGCCAGCCTGCCCGGCCATCTGAGTATAGATGGGCTGGTCGGCGTAGGCCGCATCTGCGGCCGCCAGTCTAGAGGCAGCAACAGAATCAGGCGTAGCCAGACTCTCGAAAGGATTGGTAGCCATTATTTCGCGTTCCAGTTATACTGATACTGAGCGGGCTGCTGGGGGAGGTTGACTCCTGGACCGGTAGCGTAACCACCGGCCATCGGTCCTACGGAACCCGGAGCGGTAGCCGCGGGCTGAGCAGCACCTCCAAGCCAACCACCTATTCTATCAAAAACTCCTGACTGTTGCAAGGCCGGAAGAATGGTGGAGTTGACAATAGACTGGTTAGCCGCTGCCGCCAACTGCGGAGGGGCCCCGGCTGCGCCGCCGACACCAAGCTGTCCCTGCTGGAGTAGCTGCTGGAACATATTAGCCAGACCAGACTGAGACTGCTGGCCGATATTGAAAGCCTGCGACTGCCCGGCCTGTCCTTGATTGACCGCACCTATGGCCGTATTGAAACGGTCCATACTACGGGACTGCGCCCAATCCTGCGAGGCAAGCTGGCGCTTTAGGTCCGCATCCTGCTGGGCTTTGTAGAAGGCCTCTTGCTGGATCCCGCCCCCTGACGTCCCCATCTGCCCCATCGCAAATAGACGATCGTTGAGACTCTGACCCGTGCGCTGTTCTTCCGGCTGCGCTAACTGGCGAAGCACCCCTAGCCGCTCGGCGGCGGCCGCGTCCTGACCCGGACCAAACATGGCTCCAGCCGCTTGCGCGACCTCGGGAGCCGCACCAAAGTAGGCCTGACCGGGAGCCGAGTAGGCATTGGCTAGTGACTGTTGCCCGCCGATGTTGAGCATCTGCGAAAACGGATTCTGAGCCTGCGCCAGTTCCATCTGGTGCGTCTTTGGATTCCAGGTTGTAGTTCCATACTGGCTAGTGGCCGAGTACGGAACCGGGGTAGCCATCGCGGCGGCGCGCTTAGCTCCCTTCTTAGCCTGCTTAGCGCCGTAGACCGCAGTTCCAACCTGAACGCCGGCATTGATGATTTCGCCCCAAGGAATTACCATGTTAGTTACCCGTGTTCTGATTGAGGAAGCCGCGGCCTTGCTGGAAGGCCCCTAGCATCTTTCCGCCGCCGTTGCCCAGACCGCCAACCTTAGCCATGCGGCCTGCGTTAACGGGGTCGGGACCATTCTTCTTCCCCCAACTTCCAGCCGCGCTGAAAGGTGACGGGGGGATACCAAAGATTTTACCCTTAGCTGCGATGTAGTCGTAGATGTTGGTATAGACCACGTTAGCCCCACACGCCCATATCCATTAGGATCTGCACTTTCTGCTGCGGGGTGATTTCTTTGCCGGCAGTATCGTACCAGTTCCCTTTGCGCTGCACGAAGCCCGCTTGAGGCAAGTACG